AATCCTATTAAACAAATTACTAAAAAGATTGATGGGCCTATAATGTTAATTAGTATTTCCATTTTCGTTTCCTCATTTTGTGTGTTAAAAATTAGTCTCATATCTCTAATATTGCAAAGAGTGTACCACTTGCTAAAGTAGAACCAAATGACAGAAAAAACCTATAAATGGCAGACTTTTACAGACACCTAAAAAGTATGTCAATATGGTAGGAACTATTTGCCCACCAGGTAGGCAATTTTTTCCCAGGCCCCCTATGGCAATAAGTGTACCAAAGTTTTTTATGTGTGACATTGGTCACATACTCAATTATGCCTAATAGATCACTGTTATGAGGGGGCGCTGCCTTACTATTTAAGGTAATATGGATGCCAAACCTAAAGATCTTAAGCAAATCAAAACCTGTGCCAAACCTTCAAAAACCTTGAAAGAGGAAAATTTTTCCCACCCCCTATGACGGGATGGCAGACTGTGAGGTTCGGGGATACCCGTCTCCCACATTTTTAAAATAAAAGAATGGCAGCCCTTTATTAAAGAATGACCACTATTAATTTTGGATATTAGTAAATAGGTTGGTATATTTAGGTATGGAATTATCAAAATGGAAGCCACAAAAGGTACTTGCCCTGGACTTTTTAATAGAAAACCCTACATCATCTCAAATGGAGATTGCAAAGCATTCTGGGGTAACTCAAGGGACGATTTCAAACTGGTTTAAGGATCCTGGGTTTGTTGAAACCTTTTACGATAGATATATGGTGGTGTACAATAGTAGACTTCCGTCTGTACTTGATGCCATGGTAAAAGAAGCACAGGCTGGTAATGTGCAAGCTGGTAGATTAGTATTAGAACATAGTGGAAAACTCCAAAAGAATATCGTGATCAAACATGAAAGTCCCTTTGAAAGGTTTTTAAAGAATGATGTTGTGGAGGGGGAGTATGAGGAAGTGGAGGTTGGAGATAGGAAGAGATCTATCCCTACATTTACAGAACAACCTTTAAAAGTATTTAAGTCAAAGAGAGATAAAAAATTGGAAGGGCGTAAAAAGACTTACCAATTAAGGAAGAGAGCAAAATTGGTTGGTTTAGAATTGTTGCCAAAGGGTAGACACAGCAAAACTGTCCGAAATAAGTGGTTAGAAAGGCTTGAGTCATTAGAAAAGGGACAATAATGTCCAACTTTTAGGACAAAAATGTCCTAGAGAATAATATAAAGTAATATATAATATATATATGAGACAAAATTGTCCATTATCTTTATTTTAGGCATCTCTTTTTGGTATATATATCAAACCCGCCACAAACTGGACACCTTTCGCCATTGTTTCTCCCTTTAGTAATAGTACGCCAAGTTGCCAAGCACCATTTACAGATAAGTGACCTAACAATGTAATTAAGACTCCCCGACAATTTCTTCTTCTGCATGGTATTTAACGATTTCTCCTATCATTTTTTCGTCAAACTCTACAACATATCCCATTTTTTGACACTCTGGGGGGCGTGGCGAGACTTGTTGGGCAATGAATCCGAGTATTTTATTATTCTCTAATCCAATATCTTTTATAACCTCTAATAACTTTCTAATTGTCCTAATCTCGTCTTTCATTATTTACCTAACTCTTTTCTGATCATATTCCACCACTCCTCTTCAGTAATTTTCCCTAAACTTAATAGTAAATTCCTACCAGGGGTTGTTATGAAGTCCCTTGAAGGGACATCAGTACCATCAAATATTCCTCCCATATATCCACTTGCTACTGTAAAGCCACTTGCTTGATGAAATCCGTATGAATACATTCGGACACCACCAGAACTTCCTCCTCTCCCTTTTTCCCCTTTAAATTTACCTTTCGATGGTTTAATGCTTTCAAGGAGATGTCCTGTTTCCTGTAAAGGTTTAGTTATATTTTTTGGCTTTTCCCCCCAATTCCCTAATGTACTTACACCTTTTTTGGTTTCGGGAGTTTTTATCCTACGCCTCCGTATGGCTTTAGTTGAGGCTTTTAATGGCTCCATACTGCCAGTAGAGGTTTTTTGATTAATTATATTCTCTTTTAACTGTTTAGCATATCCAACGCTCCATCCTTCTGCCAGTTTACTTAAGAGTCCCATCATATTATTAGGGTCTGCTAATCTTGGAAGTTTTTTAAGATCTATGTTCCCTTTTCTTGTTACTCGTATTACATCAGAAAAGGTGGCCATTACTTCTTCTCTTCTTCATCTTTTTTATTATCTTCAGAATCTTCCTCTTCCGTAACTTCCTCTTTAGGTTCTGGCATATTGATTTCATTGATTTCTCTATTTTCATCGATAATCCGTTGAGCTTCTTCGACTGTAAGGTCCTTATTGTCCCTAACCATAATTTTAGCATCAGTAATGAGGTTATGTTCGAGATCGAAAGTATCTTTTGCAATTTGGTCTTGAGTTGTTTTCGGATATTCTACCTCCTCAAAGTCTACCCTAAACTTATCACTCTGTGGTAGAGAAATCCCATTATATTCTGCAATTACTCTTTCAATTTCATAGAATTTCTTTTCATATAAACGCCATAATCCAATGTCATCATAATAATCTTCCTTTCGCTCCATATCTTTAATCATCAAACTTATTCCACTTGGAACCTCTCCACCCTCCTCGGACCATTGTATCCATAGATGGTTATTTGTGGCAACTAATTCTATTTGAAATTTAATGTTTTTGATAGCCTCTTCGATATTCCCCTCTGGACTTGCTATATTGAATGAACCGTCCTCTCCCATATCTAAAATAACATTAGAACCAGCCCTGGCTAGGTTCGTTTCGGATTCAACCCCCTTTACCCAAGGTTGTCCGAATAAATTAAATCTCATACCTAATTGCATCTCAGTAAGTGCAATATTTACCTGTTCATTGCAATTAATAATATCACTCGCCCCTTCAACAAGGAATTCATCTAATTGATCCTCCCTGTGGGTGAATACAAAAGGAAGTATCCCATATGGATTTACCTGTTCTTTTAGAGTATTCCCATTTTCATTAATAATGGCATATGTAGTACTATCCCAATACGCATATTGTAACTCTTCTGTAGCAGAGAGGTCGTATATCTTGTTCATTAAGGGGTAAATGATTGCAAGTGGTTCAAATGGATCATCTCCAAAGTAGCATTCAAAGTAATAAATAGGACGATAGTCAAAACACCCCCTATCCTCTTCCCAAATAACTCTATTAGCGGTTGTTCCAATTAATCGTGCCATTCTTTCAGAGTGTTTTAGCCTAACATCTTTTAATTCTGTCATCTTGGCATACTTATCGTTTAAAGTCTTAGACCCTAAACTCCTATTGGCTCCAAGAGTATATATTCTAGAAATTTTATTTATAAATTTTTTGGTAAAATTTGCCTCATAGGGAGGAATTTCATTAAAAGCAGTTCCCTCGAAGTAATTTTTTATATATTGAACGGTTGCTGTTCCAGAATAGTAATCTAAATATTTTCTCACCATTCTTCGCCTTGCTTGTGCAGCTCTTAATTTATGTTCAGTTAAAAGTTGACTTATTATATTCATCTTTGCACCCTCTGTAATTTGTTATTCCTCATTGGAAATCTATTGGTTATAAAATATCTAAAACAGTCGTTTCCGTGATCATGGTACCCATCTTTAATGGGGTCATTTTTTAATACTCGCCCGTCAACAATCTCTGGGAATCTATAGTTTGAAAAATCTTCTATTATCCCAACACATTTGCTATTAACATGAACTCTTCTAAGTCCATCCGCACTCTCAAAAAACCCTCTAACATAGCTAACGCTTGATGCTATGTTTCTGCTTATCTTATTCTTTTTATATTGGACACGGATTCCGTTTCTTCTAAATATTTCAATATCCCCTAATCCTGTTTGTCCCTGGACAAAGCCACCAGCAGGGTCTCCATAGTAAGCATCTGGCTTATACCCTCTCTCAGTTATTTTATTTATAAGTTTTTGAGTCGGGATATCTCTTTCATGTATAATCTCATCAAATATTTTTATATGCTCTATACCACCCTCTGAATAAGTTTGAATCCATAAAACGGCTGGCATACGGTAGCCAAAATCTATTGTACAGTATGTTGGAAGCTTAGGATCATATGGATGATCACCTACATCTTCTTCTTTTACGAAAGGATAAACTCTCCCTTCCAAGGATGTAAATTCTGCCCCGAATTCTTGAGAAAAAAGTTCTTGAGACATATTTCTTTTCCTCTCAAGGATTCCTGTATCATATTTTCCGTCTGGAAACTCGTGTTGATTGACCCACGATGGTAATTGGGCAGAAAACCAATCTTTATCTTCCTTTCCGAGGGCATATAGGTCATATATCCAATCATAGCCTTGGGGAGTTGTCACAAATACAACCTTACCTTTTCTACCTACTACCGTTGGTGATAGGTACATATCCCATATTTTTGGACCAATCTTACTAGCTTCATCTATAATTAAAAAATCTAACCCCTCTCCCACTAAAGAAGAAGGATTATCAGCAGACATACCCTCAACAGTAGTCCCCCACTTGAAACGAATGTACATATCTTTTTCTGAACACTTTTCAACATCATCTAACTTCCCAATGACCATATGTTTCCATATTTCACGAAAAATAAGCCTTGCTTTCTTGTAGGAAGTCCCAACAACCCATATTCTCTTATCTGGCTGTGATGCAACGAAGGTTGCCTCCATAGCGGCTGCCCAGGTCTTCCCAAACCGTCTACCACATACAAAAACGAAGAATCTGGCATCTTTTTCGGGATAATGTAGGTTTAATTGTCCATCGTGTGGCTTATAACCAAGAAAATTAAACCATTTTTTCTTGTATTGATATATTTCTTTTTGCATTATCGATACTTAGCAATTTATATTATGAAGTGTTAATTTTACAAACAATAACTCACTCAAGAGGTTAAAATGTCTGAAAATACAGAAAAAGCCGAAGTTCAAGGCGTAAAACAGGAACCAGGGACAGAACCCGACATCAATGTAAGCGACAATGTTCCACGCTTTCGCTTAAATGAGGTAATTGCCAAAAACAAGGCATTAGAAGATAAAATCTTCAAATTATCTGAGATTGCAGAGGAACAAAAAAGGGCAGAACTTGAAGAGCAAGGAAAGGTATCTGAACTAAACACTCAGTTAAAATCTGAAGTTAAAGGACTTAAGCAGTATAAAAAAATGTTTGAGGAACAAGACGGAAAGATTAGAACCGATGCTTTAAATAAACTGCCAGAAGATAAGCGGGATAAATTTAAAGATCTAAAGACTGGACATCTATTAGATGTTGTTGACGAACTCACGGATAAGATAAAGGCGGCTAACCCTCCAGATAATGTAGGTGTGGTTAAAAAAGAATTGCCAGAAGGTAATATCTTCTCAATGGATTCAGGTAAGCGGAAGAGTTTTTGGAATGATTATCTCGAAAGTAAATCAAATCAATAATTTTATGGAGTAAATAAATGGCGATTACAGGTGTAGTTGGTGGTGGCTTAACTAATGCCTCTACCTTTTTCAATTCGTTTATCCCAGAAGTATGGACTGAGGGAATTCGATATTATTTTCAAAAAAACCTAATCTTAGCTGGATTATCCACAGATTGGTCGGATCAAGTCTCTAATAGTGGCGATACAATTCATATGCCACGGATCAATGAGCAAAGTGCCGATTCAAAGTCGGTTCACACAGCGATAAGTTGGTCAACAAACGCTACTGATGAGTCCAAGGATGATTTAGTAGTAGACAAGCATCACTATGCTGGTATGTTGATTGAAGATGTTGCTCGTGTACAGGCATCCGATGATCTGATGGCAAAATATACTCAAGAACTTGGGTATGCTCTGGCAAAGAAGATTGAAGTCACAGTTGAAGCTGGGTTTGAAACCTATGCAGACAATTCAATTGAACTTGCAGCCTCATCAACAGGTATTATGGCTAAAGCAGATCTTGGTACAATGATTAAAACATTGGCTCAAAACGACATTGACTATCTTGATGGGAACACATATCTTGTGTTAAGTCCAACGACTTATGCTGGACTCTTCTCATCCGATGACTTTGTCCGTGCAGATGCTATCGGTGACTCTAATATGTCATCATTCTCAAGAATCACAGGTTTTTGTGGTAAAATTGGTGGATTACCAGTTTTCTTGTCGAATGTAGTTGGTACTGCAAGTGCCGCGACATATGGATATCTCTTTCATAAATCATTTAATAACATTGCATTTTCGGTTCAACCGAGAGTACAGAATGATTATGACATTGATTATCTTGGAACCAAGGTTGTGACAGATGCCGTCTGGGGTTGGATGGGTAAAGACGAAAATACAGCTTCCAGTCGTAGATGCTGGAAAATCTTGGATGCTTCTTAATCCTTAGTTAGTTAAATCGGTTAATTGGGGGAGCTTTTTGCTCCCCCGTTCTATAGTTCGGAGGGTTTTTAGTGGTAGAAGTGATGGCGGAGTATGGAGTAATTGGGGTCATGGTAATGCTTTTCGCGGGACAGATGATGTTTCTCCAAAAGACCCTTATGGGGAAATTACTAGAAATAGAAAATATAGTTGTTAAATTAATTGATCGTTGGAACATTTCGGATGAGAGAGCCGAAAGACGGTACGAGAAATCAGTTGCAGAAATGAATCAAATAACAGATTGCTTACATTTTGTAAAAGGGAGGATTAATGGTCGAGGAAGTTAAAACAGTTACAGCGGGTGTGAGTGGGGTTGGAGTGTGGTGGATAGAGAGTTTAGCACCAACAGTTCAATTATGTGTGTCTCTACTTACGCTTGTGTATATTTTTTTAAAAGTTAAAAAGGAATTGAAATAATGATTAGTCTTTATCATTCTTCTTTAGATAGTGTGGTTATGGCTGGATTTTTATCAGACTATTTTAGTTGGACGAACCTATTTTATTTAATCGGGTTGATATTAGCTGGAGTTGCCACTATGATGGCATCCAAATACAAGACCATGATGAAAGAGGTTGGTGATGTCGCACGGGTCCTTGAGGAAGCTTATGCAGATAAAAAAGTAACCAATAAGGAAAAGAAAAAGATTATGAAAGAAGTCCTTGATGTATTGAAGTCTGTGATTAATCTCAAGTGGAAAATATTTTAAATGCCCCATTTTGGACAAGAGTCAAAGAAAAACCTGTCATCGTGTCACCCTAAGTTAAAAAAAATCTTTAATGAAGTTATCAAGACGGTGGATTGCTCTGTATTGGAAGGACATAGGGGCAAAGATAGACAGAATGCTCTCTACAAAGAAGGGAAAAC